AGTCTGTAGTGCTACCAAACCCCCATAAGCCAAGCCCCCAAGGTCCTGCACCCCAACCGTTAATAGGTACGGAAATCTCAGAGCCTGTGTTAATTTGGTATGCCGCAGTAACAGAGCCGCCGCCCGTGGCGCTAGAGGATGCCGTAGTCGCGGCCGTAATATTGTAGGAGTCTTCGTCAATAAAGCTTATTTGGTACTCGTCGTTCAGGGTTAACCCGCCAACAGCAGTCGCCCCGCTGAACGTCACAAAGTCACCATTTAGTGCCCCATGCCCAACATCATCAACAAGCACAGTGGCAGAGCCTGAAGTAGTGGTAAACGGGTCAGTAAGAGAATCTGTAGCTCGGATGGGGGTAACGTCGTAATAAAGCCCGCCGCGCTCGATGTAGTACTTAAGATTAGTACCTACAGAAACAAGGTTTTGCCCACCAAGAGTAACCCAGTTGAGCATAGAGCGGCAGATACCAAGGAAAGTTTCGTTTGATAGGCGCACCCACCCACCAATCTTCTGAGGCATACCCCGTCTGAACCGCACTTTGTTGGTCTCGTACCAACTGCCTTCGGCTGCATAGCGCGTATTCTCGCGGTCAACCCCGGGCTTGAACTGTAGTTTCTGAAGCGGCATTTACAAACCTCATAGGTACTCGCCATTCTCAATCATGCTTGCGAGTTCGTGGCTACGGCCTTTTCCAAGGTTAAAGCTGATGTCAATCATAGCATCTTTTCGTACATCATCAAGGCTATTAAACCAACGATATTCGGCACTTAGCTCTTTGATAACACGCTCGATGTCGTTCTGTAGCAGGTAATCGACTTCATCATCGGACAGGCCTAGGCCGCCGTTGGGGTCCACATTTCGCCCTGCGCCCAAAGTCCAAAAACCGGCACTACACCGGTAAATATGGTGCTCTACACCCTCGTGGCGCTTGAGCATTTCAAGTAGTTTTTCGGTCATAACTGCTTTAAAACTAAGAGCATTTTGGCTAATGTGTACAGGTTATTCAGCGCTTTTGGTTACGCCGTCTTCGGCGTTTTCCTCTTCTACTATTTCGTCAATGGTGTCGCACACATCAGGTAAAACTACACCCGCAGTAGCAGACAGGGCAGTACGGCCTACAGCTCGCATACCTTTGTACAAGCCAGAGCAATACACCTCTTTGTTTGCTTGAATCTGCTCGACAGTCGTGCAGGAAGTCATTAGTAGAGCTATGCTAAATATCAACGCCAGTCTTGCCATTTTTCTGGTCCTCTAGGAATTTATCGAGTCGTTCTTTGTAGCCATCCATAAAGTGGTCTGCAACGCGGTCTTTAACCCCCCTGTCTTTCCTACGCAGGTACTTGCTAGGGTTTATGTAGTCCACGCCACCATTTGAGAAGTACAGCATGTCTTGCGATTTACTAGGCCCATAACACAGGCGGGGTATCCTAGCCACGGAATCGCTACCGTTTACTACTGAAATCTGGTCGTCTAGCTTCATGCGACGCTTAAACCCTTTGAAGAACGTATTGGGCTTACCAAACGTAATCAGGCTTAGGTTGGCGTGTTTGCCGTTTAATTTGGCTGCCGTCAGTTCAGCTAGCGCCCCACCCAGACTGTGCCCACAGATTAGCGTGCGCTTACTGTAGTCTATATGCTCTTCAATCTCATCCCAGACAGAAGCGTGGGCAGCGACAAACCCGCCATGACATAGCCTGCCGACATACGGTACAGGCACAGGGAACAAGTTAAACGCCCAATCACCTATCTGCTGCGTGCCACGGAACACTATAATGTCTATGGTCTTACGCTTAACTACGTAGGCGGTAGTAGAAGTCATTGCTGACTCTATCTTAATGGCGTCCTTGTTCTTGTCGTTATATGCCTTCATTGACCACGAACAGGCCATCGTCAGCAGTACGGGATCAAGTTTCATTTGGTCATCAGCATGGTTTCGAGGTGCTTGATAGTAGCTCTAGCTTCACCTAGTTCGGCCCGTAGGGTGGCTATCTCGTGCAGTAACTCTTCTTTGTCCGCTATCAATACGTCTACTTTGTCGGACAACTTATCTACCTGCGCCTTTAGTGTTTGATTGAACTCGGCGCGAGTAGCGCGCTCGTCTTTGGAAGTAAGGAACTTCTGCTCCGCACGTTTAGACATATAAGCCCAAAGGCCCGAGGCCCCCGCCAGTGCCACTAGTAATGGCATAATCTCATTTAATGTCACTGGTAAACTCCACTTCTAGTATGTCTGCAAACTGCTTGTGCTCCAGTATTTGCCGCCGTACTAGGTTGGACAAATACAAACCATGCACTAAAAGGGTAGAAGCTGCGGCTAGTCGGGCAAGAAAGAACACCGGAGTGGGTATCCCCTCGTTAGCTACAACAGCGAAGTATTCTAGTAATACGGCTAGAGTAATCATAACATCTACCCGTAAGGCCCACAAAAGCCAAGTTTTCCCTGCCCACACTGTGCAGTACATAACCGCTATAGACGCAGAAACCCACGCAATTAGATGAAAGTTACTGATCCCTAAAGCAAAAAAGCCCCCGGCAGCAATTACACCCCACACCGAAAACATAAGGTGCTGAGCAGTACCGCTAGCACTTCGTAGCGCTTCGTAGGTGCCTTTTATGCCAAGGGCCTTCATCTCATGGGTACTCCTGCCGCCTTTTATCCGGGCTTATTTCGCTTGTAACCACTCCAAAAGCAGTATGGGTGTACCAAATACGTTCATGTACGTAGTAAAGTACTGTTTTTGTTACTAACTCTACACCACTAAAAACTGCCCCTAGCTCTACAGAACCGAAAATAAAGTACGAAAGAGCAAACGTATGTGCCGTACCTACTAAGCGATAGCTAAGAGCTTTTAGCAAATGCCTGCGTTTTTGTACTACTGCTGTTTGGCTCATCGTTATTAAGCGAGGGCGTCGAGCTCGTCGTGCGTAGTAATAGCAGCGAGTGCAGTCATCTTATCTTCAAACTCCACTTTCGCAGCGTCCACTTTCGCAGCGTCGTACTGCGTTGTTGGAAACTCATCTACCTCTTTACGGAGCTCTTCGTTAACTACCTTCTTAAAGGCGGCTTTATACTGCCCGATAAAAATACTTTTACGGTCATCAAAAGTCATGTCTTTAACGTTATAGACAATCTCTACAGGGTCTTTGGTGATGTCAATAGTATGCCCTGAGTAATACTGGCGGTTTGTAATTGCAGGGCGAACCTCAATAGCCGTTTTCCAGCCAAACTCATCCGCTGGGGGCGGTGTGTCCCAGCACTGCTTTACTTCGTCATCTTCTATACGGACAAAAAGTGTCATTCGTGGTACTCCTATTTATTCTAAGGGGACTTACTTAACTATCCTAAGTGTCTGTTTTTCAACAAGGCGTTCTTTGATGCGCTCAAAAGGGGCTTCCCAATCATCAAACACTTCTTGCCTGTACAGTTTCATTGAGTCGTAGTATGGGCAGGTATCGCCTTCCTGTGCATATAAAAAGTAGGGCATAACCGGGATAACTACCCAAGTTTCCACGCCCATAGCGGCTGATAAATGACTTACCGAAGTGCAAGAAGATATAACTAGATCGCATGATGCCGTAGCCTGACGCGTATCTTCCCACGTATCTAAAGGAACCTGCTTGACCCAAGTCGGGCAAGCCTCTGCACCCTCGTCGCGCTGTAATGAGATAAACTCTGCGTCAACACCTTCAAGGGCGCTAAACATAAGATCATAAGGAAACTTTTTGTGGTGCTCGGCCTCGAACGCCGTTTGCCCTTGCCAACGTAGCCCTATGCGCTTACGGCGGCTTTTAATTACTTTAGGTTTAGTAATATACGGCTCGCCGCCCAAATCGCCTAGTTCCAGCCCCAGAGGCACAACGGCTGACATGCCCTGCACGTAATAGTCATGGTAGGTGCCAAACGAAGCCTCGTGTTGTACAACCGCCGACACCCCTTCAACATCCACAAACAACGAAGCAAGTGCGCTAGTGCAAGAGACGACCACTTTACACCCCCGATCAGCAATCAGTTTGGCGTAGCGCACTTGGTGGATTTGGTCCCCCAGCCCACCTTCAAGGTGGAGCATTACAATACCTTTGCTTTTGCCGTCCCACGGTTGAGTTGTAACGTTGGGCTTAGCGTTACCAAATACCCCTACAATCCGTCCTCGGTCTAAGAGCTGGTAACCTTTCTGTATCTGGCCGAGTCTTAAATAGTACCAACCACGATTAAACGCTGCACGATGGTTATCTGGCTCGTCGGCTTCAATCTTCTGACACAGCCTCCAGCCCTCGGTAAAGTCACCCGTCTTCGAGGCGGCAAGTTGTAAATCGAGGTCGTGTAGGTCAGGTATAGTGCGAGGGCTATCTAGCCAAAACTCTGGCTGGCAGAACATGTTGTAGTGGTATTTAAGTACTTCTTTCGGGTCTTCACTGTGCTGCTTAGCAAGGACCGGTTTAATATCGTGTAGGCCCGAAACACCGTGTAGGTTTTCGTCGTCTTCTTTTACGGTTGAGCCATCAATCTCTTCAAAGTTATACTCAAAAGGCGGCAGCCCTAAAAACACGTGAATGCGCTCAAGCTCTGCCTGTGGGGTAGCCAACAGGTCTTCGTACTCTACAAACAAAAAACACTCAGGATCATATTCGTAGCCGGCCTGCAACGCCTGATAAGAGCCTTTAAGGTGCCGAGTAAGGCTGCCACTAGTCAAAAACTCGTCAAGGTCATCAGGCTTGACTACACGGACAAACGAGGCCATACAATCGGGCACGGAGCGAACAGTAGCAACAATTTTTGGTTTGTGTCCCAGCACCTGCCCCATCGCCTGCATAATAAACGGAAGGGGCCAATTACGCGCCTTGTCAATAATCACCGGCTTGTCGGTTTCACTATAAAAGGCGTCGATCACCCCCCGCATCGTGTGAGCGAGTTTTTTACGCTCAGGATCGTTGCTTATTAAAAGGTTGTCTCTATGCCACGCCGTAGCCAAGCCGTCCAGTGCCCCGCCCAGCGCAGAGGTGGTAGACACATGCGCCGTTGGGTTTTGATTTAGGATAGCCGCTAGCACGGTCGAGCCTGACCGCGGTAGACCGGAGAGAAAGTGCAGGGTTTTATTCATTATTATGTTTCCGTTATACCAAAGCCAGTCGCTCCGCCGCTTGCGATCTCAAGCCAATTGGTTTCTGAACCCACTTGCACTGGACTAAAGCGGCCGGTAGTGTCGCCAAGGCCGAGCCGTCCACTGCCGCCAGCACCCCAAGACCACAAAGTACCGTCAGTTTTTATGGCTAACATTTGCGATGATCCTACAGAGACTTTATCCCAATTAGTAAGCGCGCCGACCTGCACTGGACTAGAGCGGTTGGTAGTGTTGCCATGGCCGAGTTGTCCCTCGTCGTTACGCCCCCAAGACCAAAGAGTGCCGTCAGTTTTTACGGCTAGAGAGAAACTGACTAGAGATGCGGAGACTTTAGCCCAATTAGTAAGCGCGCCGACCTGCACTGGACTAGAGCGCTGGGCGCCAAAACCAGAAATACCAAGGCCGAGTTGTCCATCGCTGTTTAGCCCCCAAGACCAAAGAGTACCGTCAGTTTTTGTAGCAAGAGTAAAGTTTCCCGCGTCGACTTTAGCCCAATCAGTAAGCGCGCCAACTTGCACTGGACTAGAGTAGCTGGTGGTGTTATTAGTGCCAAGGTATGCAAAATAACCGTTATAACCCCAAGCGTATAGCTCGTAGGCCGGTCCCGGCGGAGTAAACGACCTTAGGTTCATAAACGCGCTTTGGTTAACACCACTCATGTCAAGCCACTCCCTGAGATAAGCCATTCAGTCGATGTAACTTTAATGCAGGTTGCAGAGCCGTTTGCGGCAAGCGTTCTTGAACCAGTAGTGCCATCTGGGGATAGCCGCAGTGTGTCACTGTTAATAGCGATTGTAATTACGCCCGCATTATTTTGGTTAACAAATGTAATTACTGTGCCAACGGGGTACGCTACCGAGCTGTTGGCCGGTATTGTAAACGTCCTTGCCGTAGTGTCCGCAGAAGGATGGAATATGTGCTTACCAGAATCTGACAAGACAAGGGTGTATGCAGCGCTCTTGCTGTTTTGCGGTATGTTTTTAAACCCGACAGCATTAGTACCGTCTACGGTGCAGTTAGATAATGTTCCCGCGCTTGGAGTACCTAGGTTAGGGGTAGTAAGAGATGGACTAGTGCTTAAAACATTAGAGCCTGAACCCGTAGACGAGGTAACACCTGTACCGCCGTTAGCGACAGGAAGAGTACCAGTAACCTGAGTAGCGAGGTTTATATCTGATAGAGCCCCACCAAGAGTTAGGCTTCCAGAGCTAGTCACAGTGCCCGATAAAGTTAAACCTTGAACAGTTCCCGTGCCGCCTACGCTAGTAACTGAGCCAACGCCCTTAGCGTTTAACTGAGTCTGAATATTAGACGTAACACCATCGGTATAATTAAGCTCAGTAGCTGTAGCTGTAAGCCCAAAGTTAGTTAGTGCGCCTGCGGCAGTAGTCGATCCTGTACCGCCCCTAGCAACAGATAGCGTACCTGTAGTGCCTGCAACGATTGGAAGTCCAGTAGCATTAGTAAGGGTAGCTGCGCTTGGAGTACCTAGGTTAGGGGTAGTAAGAGATGGACTAGTGCTTAGAACAACATTTCCACTTCCTGTAGAGGAAGTTACGCCCGTACCGCCGTTAGCGACAGGAAGAGTACCAGTAACCTGAGTAGCAAGGTTTACATCAGCTAAAGAACCGCCAAGAGTAAGACTGCCAGAACTAGTAACCGTACCTGAGAGCGTTAAACCTTGGACTGTGCCTGTGCCACCTACGCTTGTTACCGTACCGGTGCCCGCTTCTGTGGGGTTAGCGTTAAATACCGCCGCACCTGCACCTGCACCGTCTGTGACGACCATGACCTTAGAGCCGTTGGGTACGTTGACCGTGGCACCCGAACCCTGCTTGATCGTAATGATCTGGCTGCCTGAAGTAGCGTTCTCAATCATCCACACCTTAGAAATAGTGTTTGGGCCGAGAGTTACTTCGCGGGTCGCTGTAAGAGATACAGCAGAGGTAATCTTAAGATAGAACGAGCGAGTGTCATCCGCCGTAGCATCCGGCATGGTGAAGGTTTCGTTGGCGTCGCCCGCCATTTGTTTCGTGCCGTAACTAAAACCATCGGTGATAAGCTCAAGGTTAGTATTGGTACTGGTGCCCCAAGTGCCGTCCTCATCACCAGTGGTGATTTCTTTGAGCCGTAGATTGTTTACATAAGTAGCCATTTAATTTCTCCAGTACCTATACTAAGGTAGACCCGCCGGCAGGCGGAACGCTTGTCGCGTAAATCTTTGTATTTTGACGCAAGTTTAGTGTTTTACCACAGTCAGAGCAAGTGTCAGCATTTAATTCAGCCTCCTCTAAATCGTGACCGCAACTAGCGCAAACCACTTCAACCTCGTGTTTGGGGTCTATTGCATCACCCAATTTTACTGCTTCTTTTACTGTCTTCATGCCGCGTTCCTCCAATTTGGTGTTTGGCTGGTGTCTATATCTGAAAAGTTCGGGTCTTGGTCAGGCACTATTAGCCCCCAAACAAGCGTATTTCCTGCAATTCCTGTGCCCTCTACGCCAATGGCGTATACCGTGGCCGTACCTGTTGTTTCTGTAGTTTCGCCTAGTTCTGTAGTGGCCTGAACGCCTGTAACGTCAACGGTAGCCTTT